CGGACTTCATCCTGGCCGGTGCGGCCTTCATCGACGCGTACCGTCGCTACAGCTCGGTCTCCGTGAATCGTCAGATCCACGCGAAGGGCAACGAGAAGGGCGGCGTCAGCATCGACGGCGGCACCACGGGGATCTTCTTCAAGGGCGTCGAGTTGGTGTGGGACCCGGTGTTCGACATCCTCGATACCCTGGACGCCCCGGGCATCGCGTGGTCGAAGCGCTGCTACTTCATCAACACGAAGTTCATGAAGCTGCGCCCGATCAAGGGTCACTGGATGGTGTCGCGCAAGCCCCCGCGCGTGTACGACCGTTACATCCAGTACTTCGCCCTGACCAGCAAGGCCGCGCTGACGACCAACAAGCGCAACGCCCATGCGGTCCTGAGCATCGCGTAATGAATCGGGGCCGGCGGCAACGCCGGCCCCACTGAACACAGGAGAATTGAACATGACCATCGCAAAGTTTCCAGGCGTCCAGGGCGGTCCCGGTGTCCGCATCGGCAACTCGTCTTCGGCGCAGCAGGCCCCGGCTGCGGCAACCCGCACGTACATCACAGGCTCGGCACTGCGCATCCCGCAGGGCGGCCTGAAGGTCGGCGACCGCTTCCGCTGGGTTTTCAACATGGCGAAGACGGCCGCGGGCACCGCGACCAGCACCCTCGACATCGCTGTCGGCACCGCCGGCACGACTGCCGACACGGCGCGCGTCTCCTTCACGAAGCCGGCTGGCACCGCCGTGGCTGACGAAGGCCGCGTGGTTGTCGAAGCCGTCGTGCGCGTGGTTGGCGCTGCGACCGGTATCGTGGTCGGCATCATGAACCTGACGCACAATCTCGCGGCCACCGGCCATGCGCAGATCCCGTCGGTCAACGTGTACGCCACCAGCGCAGCGTTCGACAACACCGGCGACGAGCTGGTGGTCGGCCTGTGCTTGACCAGTGGCGCAGCCGATGCGATCACCATCGAGTACGTCGATGCGGAGTACGAGCGCTCGGTTGTCGGCAGCTGATTCCTCGACCCCTGAGAGCCGGGACTGCAGACCGGCTCTTTTTCCACACCACACCACAGGAGAACGAATATGCGAATCGCAGAAGTAATGGTCCGTCGTTCAGAGCACCACAGCGCCAAAGTCGAAGTCGGCGCGTGGGAAATTCTCATGCTCCAGTACGAGCACTCACCGGAGAAAGTCGAAATTCTCGGCTTCAAGCGCATCGAAGGCCGCGGCTATCCGGACCCGCAGCAGGAATTCGAACGTCTCGGTCAGCGCTACGGTATCGACACCGAGAGCGGCGCGAGCAAGGTATCGCTCGTCTACGGCCAAGGCCAGATGGGCGTCATGAATCTGCGCAACCTGATCGAGCAGGAGCGCAAGCAAGAGGACGGCACGGAAGTCCTCGAAACTGTATCGAATGTCGTGGAGCTGCCGGCAGCCCCGACTCCGGCTGCGCCCGCCCCGGCGACCGAAGTCATCCCGTCGGTCAAGTCCTCGACTCTCAGCCTGCCGAAGGGCAAAGACGCCGCGGCAGCGTAACGAATGGTGTGGTCTCCCGTCTTTTCGGGAGTTGTAAGGGGCGGCGCGGTACGGTAATGTCCTCGTCGCCCCTTCTTTTTGTTAGACGAGGAAACTGAACATGGCAGCAGCAGAAGTTTTGGCCCCGGGTAGCACAGCGGCAAGCTCCGCCGACATCGTCGTTGCGGCGCTTACGCTGCTTTGTTTGAAGGGCTCCGCCAACGGCGTCGGCCCTGGCGTCAACGCGGTCGTGCACGTCGAGCTGAAAGACGAGGACGGCTTTTACTGGCCGTTCGATACGCTCGCCACCATCGGCAAACGCGCTATTCTGCTCGAAGCAGCCGCGACGTATCGCGTGACGCGAGTAGCCGCCGGTACAGTGGGCGTTGCGGCGGACTACAACTGCGGCGTCTTCACGGGCTAAGCCCATGACGGTCACCAGCTATGATTTGACCGCAGCCGCACTCGGCTCCGGCATCATCGGGTTTCGCAGTGGCACAGGCGGCACGCTCGACCCGGCGAACTTCGACGGCGCCGCCGTGCTGCGGATCGAGCACGACCCCGCCGGATTGGCGGCGCTCAACGTTCGCATCACTGGCGCGCTCGCGCAAGATGATTTCGAGTCGATCACTATCTCCGATACGCTACTCGGCGACGTGACATTCTTGACGGCGACGGCGACGTTCGCGCTCGTCAGCGGCAACGCTCAGTGGTCGTGGCCTACGGCGGCGCTGTTCGCAGCGGCCGGCGTCTACGGAGTCGAAATCGATACCGGCATCGGCTACAACTGCGAGTGTGACGACACCACAAACTATGAGACGCTCGCTGAGCTGCGCGATCGACTTATGGTGCGGCTCGGCTACGCTGCGCAGGTCGATAACCCGCCGCCCGGCATGGAAGCGCTGCTCGGCGACTTCTTGCGGAGCGCGCAGCGTTTGCTGTACATGAAGTACAAAGAGCTACGCACGGAGCGCGTATTCACCTGGACGCTCGAAGAGGGAACTCGGTTCTATGACCTCGACGACAACGACGAGAGCTGCACGAAGCGCCTCAACGCGCTTAAGCTGTCGTGGGTCGGCGTCGAGGATTTGAACGGCGCGTGGATTCCGCTCGCTGCCGGCATTCCGCCGGAGTTCTACACCGGACTGCCGGTCGCGAACAGTCTGCCGCAACGCTACGAAATTCGGCAGTGCATAGAGGTATTCCCGCCGCCCGACGCCGCCGGCTACCGGCTGCGCGTCAAAGGACACTATCAGCTGCAAGCGTTCACGGCGGACGACGACCAGACCACAATCGACAGCGAACTGGTGTTCCTGTGGGCGCTTGCGACCGCGAAGGCGCATTACGGACACCCTGACGCGAACAACATCGCCGCGATGGCGAACGATTACCTCGGCCGCCTCGTCGGCGGCTCGCACGGCACTCGGCGCTATGTGCCCGGCACGGTCCCGCTGCCGCCGGCAGTGCGCCCCGCGATGCGAGACGGCTTCGATGCGTGATGCACCGCTTACTGTCCTGAAGGGCGGCATCAACCGTCTGCGCACCAAGGGCGGAGCCCGCGCAGACAACCTATACGACCTCCTGAACGGTTATCTGACCGAGGACGGAACTGTGCACGTCCGGCCGGGATCGTTCCTTGTGGCGACTCTGCCGGAGGCTACGTACGGCCTCGTCTACTTCAACGGCTCGCGGCACACGTTCGCAAGCTCGTCGGTAGCAGTGCCGACTGGTTACACGCTGCACGTCCTGTTTCATCCGGAATACGACCCGGACGATGACGACCCGACGCAGTTTGAGCTGGCGAAGGTTCACTTCGCGGAGCCGTTTCTAGGCTTCCTGTATGTCGTCGCGGAGTTCGCCGACGGGCAGGTTTTCCACTACTGGTTGCAGACCGGCGGAACGTGGGAAGCGGACACCGTCTACAACGACGGCGACGTTGTCGAGCCCACCGTGCCGAACGGCCTCGCATATCGCGCGACGCGTCTCGGGTCGCCGCTGCCAAGCTGGGCTCCGAACGTCGCGCGCACCGAAGGCCCGCCGCCGGATCAGATCGAGCCGACCGAGTACAACGGTTATTTCTACACCGTGGTTGACACCATCGGTTCGAACCCGCAATCCGGCACGACGGAGCCGGACTGGCCGACCGAGGAAGGCGCGCAGATTTTCGAGGACACCGAAGGCGTCGTCAGCGCGACTCCCGCTACCACCGCGCCCCCCAGCACGCAGACCCCGACATCCGACGTTGTGAATAGATACCGCAGGGACACCCGATGACGACACCCGCTTGGAGTCCAGGTACCCTCTACTCTCCGGGCGCGCTCGTGCGGCCGCGCTCCGCTTCGCCCGTAGACGTGGGGCAGCCCGACAACGCCGGATTCGAAGACGGCGATCTCAGCGATTGGGATTGGTCCACCGCGGGCGGCGCGAACATCGACCCGACGGTGCAGAGCACGCACAAGTTCCAGGGCACGTATGCACTGCGCTGGGTCGGCGCTGCCGGCTCCGTCGAAGGCGGCCGCGCGCTCGACCTTGTGAGCGAGGAACGCGCCGTCGTCACTCCAGGGCAGAACATTCAGGGCGAGTGTTACATCATGTACAACCCCGGCGGCTTCACGCCGGGCTCGTCTGGCTTCGCGCGAATCTACTGGTACGACGCGAGCAACGTTCTCATTTCCTCGACCGACGGCAGCGACGTAGACAATACCCTCGGCGCGAACCGCTGGGGCAACTCGCAGGTCATCGGCACCGCGCCGGCAAACGCTGCGTTCGCCTCACTCGGCGCACGCCTCCTGTCGAGCGGTGGCGACATCTACATCGACAACCTCAGCTGGAACTACGCGTCGCAAGGCGTGCCGGACGGTCTAATTTTCAAGGCGGTCCAGGCGGCCGCCGGGTTCAGCGCGAACGTCGAACCGACATGGCCGACTTCGCTCGGTAACACCGTCGTGGACAACGAAGTTACGTGGGAAGCCGTCGCGACCTCGCGCGTGACGTGGGAAGCTGAACCGATTCTGAAGTCTGGTTCGGTCGAGCCGACGTGGCCGACACTGCCGGGTGGCAATGTCGCCGACAACGGCAAAATCGCGTGGCTTGCGATAAGCCGGCGCATAGAGGACGAGAACTGCCCGAACTCAAAGGCGGTCGTCATCGCGGCGTCTAAAGTGTTCGCAGCGGACGAAGACATCATCAGATTCTGCGCAACCGTCAACCCGCTCGATTGGACAAGCGCCGACGACGCCGGCTATCTGCCGTTCGGTCTAAAAACCTACGGCTCGAATCCCGTCGCCGTGCTCGGGTTGTATCGCGCGAATCTCGTCGCGTTCAACTCGCAGGGCTTCCAAATGTGGCAGGTAGATGAAGACCCGGCAAACATGGCATTTCTCGACGCTGTGCCTGTCGGCAGCACGTACTACCACGCGTGGGTTCCAGTAGCGAACGACCTCGTCGGCCTCACGGCGACCGGCGTGCGCAACCTGAGCATCGCGGGTGCGTCTACGAACCTGCAAGCCGACGGTGTCGGCGAGCCAATCGACGCGCTCGTGCGCGCAGAAATCCGCGCGCTCACGAGTGACGACGATGTGTTCTCGTTGTTCTGGCCGGCGACCGGTCAGCACTGGACGATTTTCGGAGACGAAGCGTTCGTACTCACCATCAACGGTGCGAAGAAAAAGAGCTGGAGCCGCTATGTGTTCCCGGAAGAAATCGTCGCATGGACGATCGACGGCAACACGCTCGTGCTGCGCATGGCATCCGGCAAGATCCTCGAAATGTCCGACGAAGCGTTGCAGGACGAAGTTGTAGACGGCGACGACGGCGTCGATTTCTCCGGCATTGTGCAGTGGCCGTACCTCGACATGGGCGCGATCGGCGTCGAGAAAGGCTTGGTAGGACTCGACCTCGTCTGCGATGCGCCGGAAGGCGTCTCGGTCAGCATCGGCTACAACCAGAACAACCGCACGCAGCGCACGGCTGACTACGCTGTCGAGCCGGACGGTCTAACCGGTCAGATGACACCGTTCCCGGTGTCCGGCCCGTCGTTCGACCTGAAACTGACGTTCGAGCCCAACCAAGAGTGGGAGTGGTTCGCGGCAAACCTCTACGTAAACGATTGGAGGAAGGGTTCGTGAAATTCGAGCTGTTCAAGAAGCCGGCGCTATCAGACATCCTCCTGATTTGTGACCGGCTTCCGGAAGATGAGCGCGAGCAGTACGAGGCGTTTACCGGGGAGCCATACGACCGCGACCAGATGGCGCTCGGGATCGCGTCTAAGACCGGCCCGTCGTGGGTCCTGTGCGCCGACGGCAACCCTATTTGCGCCGCCGGATTCGACTACGTCCGGCCGGGGGTCTGGCAGGATTGGATGGTGAACACCCCCGAGTCGTTCGGCCAGCACTGGCGGACCACCACGAAGCACGTTAGACGGGCCATGGACGCCATGCTTGACCAGACGGATACCCATCGTCTACAGTGCGTTTCGCTAGCGAGCCGGATACACGCGCATCGCTGGTATGCTGTTATCGGCCTCGCACCCGAAGGAACCCTCCGCGCTTACGGCGCGAACGGTGAAGACGCAATTATGTTCGCGAGGTTAAAAGATGGGCAGCGGCAGCAACAGCGCACAGCGGGAAGCACAGAGAGCAGAAGCTGAGCGCCAACGGCGCATCGCAGCGACCACAGGTCAGATCAACGCCGCCTACGACGCTCCGGGACGGCAGTCTCAGTACGACGACTTCCTCAAAGCCGTTCGCCAGAACTACACAGACGACGCTACGCGCCAGAAACGCGACGTAGACCGTTCGCAGAAGTTCTCGCTCGCTCGCAGCGGTCTAACTGGCGGCTCCGCCGCGGTAGACGCTCGGCGTGCATCCGGCGAAGAGTTCCAGCGCGGCATCCTCCAGGCCGAAGACCGCGCGCAATCGGCGCTCGGCGACCTGAAAGCGTCCGACGAGCAGTCGCGGTTGCAGCTCATTCAGATGGCGCAGTCTGGACTCGACGCGACGACCGCGGCGGCTCGCGCGAACGCGGCCATCTCCGCCGGTGCACAGAGCGCTCTCGGCGACGCGAAGGCGAAAGGCCTCGGAGACATTTTCGGTTCAACCATCAAGACTATCGGCGCACAGCAAGAAGCAGCTGCACAGCGCCGCGGTCAAGTTTCTGCCGTCGGCTCGCTGTACGGCAATCAGACGTGGGGTAGATAACCATGGGCACAGAAGCAATCTGGATTCCGGCAGTGCTCGCAGCCGTAGGCTCGGGCATCCAAGCGAACGAAACCGCTCGCACCGCGCGCCGCGCGGACGAGGAAGCCGCGCAAGGCATCCGCACGCAGAGCGGCCGGCAGCGCGAGGCTGATGCGCGCGTCGCGCAGGAAGTGAACAAGCTCCAGGGCTCGTCCCCGGAAGAGTCGCAGCGCGAAGCGACGGACGCGTTCCTTGGACAGCTGCGGCGCACTCGCTCGCAGGCTCACGGCGAGCAGCAGGTCGGCGCAGTCAGCGACGCGTTCAACACGGACTCCGCCCGCGCAAATGCCGACGTGGACCAGTACGGCGTGAATCGCGCCGGTGTGCTCGGTCGCATCAACGCGCCGGGCCTGCAGCGCACGGCAGAGAACGTCAGCCGTTCGCGCGCCGCGACCGACCTCGGTCTAATCGGTCGCGCCTCGGAAGGCGATCAGTTCCTCACGCAGCTCCGGCTGCAGAACGTGCGTGCAAACCCGTGGACGATGGCAGGCGGCCAAGTCATCGCCGGAGCCGGTAGCGGCATGGCGGCGAACGGCGGCTATGGTTACAAGCCTCCGAAGCCGGCACCGAGTGGCTACGGCACGCAGTACGGCAGCGCGAGGGGGTTCGCATGAGCGGCTTCGAAATGCTCGGCGACCTGCTCGGCGGCGGGCTCGAAGCACGCAAGGAAAACGCGTTTCAGCAGGGCCGGTATCGCAGCGCTCAGACTGAAGACGCGCTCACGAACGCGCGCGTCAATCAGGCGAAAGCAATGCAGGCAGAGGCGGAGAACAACGCTCGCGCCGAACTCGCAGTGCTGCAGTCTCAAGGCGGCGGGATTGACTACTCGAATCCGTCTAGCGACGTGCTCACGCAGGCGCTGCTCGGTGGCGTCGCAAAAGACCTGCCGAACATCAGCCAGTTCCGTCTCGGCGGCCAGGAATATCGCAACCGAGAAACGCTCGGCAACACCGCCGCGCCAGCGCTCGACCGCTCGCGTGCAAGCGACGCGGTGCAGGGCAAGTTCGAAGGGGACCTGCAGGCTGTCGGCACGCACGGCTACTACGACCGCACGGACGACACGCCGGAGCTTTCGGTCATGGCAGGACTCGGTGGTCAAAGTGGCGTCAGCGGCCCGATTCAGAACTACAATTTCCGCACCAGTCTGCGCTCGCCAGAAGAACAGGCGCTGTTCGATCAGCTCGTGCGTCAAGACAAGGTTTTCAGTGCCGGCGGTGTGCCGTACCTGCAGCCCGGCGTTAACCCGAACCCGACGGCCCCTGCGGCCCCGCGGCAACTGGTGACGCCGGCCGAGACGGCGAACAACGCCGCACAGATCACTGGTGCAAAGACGACCGCAGTCACGCAGAGCAAGCTCGCCAGCGCGCTGCCGGGCGTCGAAGAATCGCTCGACACGTTCCAGTCGGGCATCGACGACTTTCTCGCGGCTCCGGGCTTCGATTCCGTCTACGGCAAGAGCGGCGCGCTCTACGGCACGATGGGCGCGTTCGCGCCGGAAGACTACCGCAACGCGAAAGCTAAAATCGCTACCCTCGGCGGCGAAGCGTTCCTCAACTCCATTCAGAAAATGCGCGGCCTTGGTGCGCTGTCGAACGCGGAAGGCGAGAGGGTGCAGGTTGCACTCACCGCCGCGCTCGACCCGAACCAGGACGAGCAGCAAGCCAAAGTGCATTGGGCGCAGCTCGCGCAGCGGCTGGAGCGTTTCCGTCGCGTAGCGGAGACCGAAGCCGGTCTAAAGCAAATTCCCGGCATGAATGTCGCGCCCGGCGCTACGCCGCCGGCCGACCTCCCGCCGACCAACGCGAAGGGATGGCAACTGATGGAAGACGGAGCAGGCAACAAGGCGTACGTCGGTCCAAACGGCGAATTCGAAGAGGTACAGTAAATGGCGTTCGACCTGAGCACTGCGAAGCCCGTTGGTCAGTCGGCTCCGGCTGCGCCGCGCAAGTTCGATCTTGCGAGCGCGCGGCCGGTCGGCGAGCAGCCGCGTCCGCTCGATGTGAACCGCGATGGGATGCAGGATATGCCGTCGCTGCCGGGCGAGCCGTCTATGCCGTCCGCCCCGCTCGGCCAACCTGAGAAGCCCGGCATTCTCGACTCGCTGGGTAAGCTAGGCGCGGCCAGACAGGATCAACCGTCTATTCTCGGCGTCACGCCGGGCATGGCCGAGACTGCATTGTCGGCCGTCACCGGCGCAGTCGCGCCGTTTATCGCGTCGGCGCGCGGCCTCATCGGCGGCTACGAGCCGTCTAACGCTGAAATCGAAGAATCGACGTACCAGCCGCGCAGCGAAGAGGGGCAGGCCGGCAATGAGCTGCTTGGAGAGCTGTTCTCGGCGCTGCCGCAAGACACCGACCACGCGCTACTCGGCATGGTTCCCGAAGCTCCGGGCGGACTGCCGCACGGCCCGCGCGCTCCGAAAGCGCCGAAGCCCGCGCCGGTTCTCTCTGAGGGTCAGGCTACAGCTGCGCGCATTCGCGAGCAGGGCCTGAAGCTCACTCCGAAAGAAGCGTCGCAAATCACTGGCGACAAGAATTATTTCGGCCGCGCGCTGCAGGCTATCGGCGGCGAGTCTCGCATCTCGAAAGACATCGCTGCGTCTAATCGCCCAGTCCTCAACAAGATGGGTCAGAAGGCCGTCGGTTCGGACAGCCTCACAGAGCAGGGACTGCAGCCGGTGAAAGAGCACGGCAACGCCGTCTACAACGAAATGTCTTCGCTCGGCACGATGCAGCCGACGCCGGAGCTACACTCGGCAGTCGAGCAGGCGCGCAGCGCGGCCGGCAAGAGCACGCAGCGCAACGTCGAAATCGACAAGTTTGTAGACGGCATCCTCAACGAGTTCGGCGGCGAAGTAGACGCCGGACAAGTGGTGAACCGCGTGCGCGAACTTCGCCGCGACGCGCAGAACGCCATGAAGGGTGAAGGCGACAAGCGCCCGACGATCCAGCAGGAAGCTCTCGGCCAAGCGCAGCGCACAGTCGCTGACGCGCTCGACGACTTCCTGGAATACAACGCGTCGCTTGCCGGCAAGCCGGATCTCGCTGCCAAGTACAAAGAGAACCGCGTCCGTCTCGCAAAGGTCGGCACGGTTGAAGGTGCAACGCGCGCCGGCAACCTCAACGCGAAGGAAGTCTTCGAGGCGAAGAAAAAAGGCGCACCGCTGAGCGGCAAGCTCAACGAGGTTGCTGTGGCGCACGAGTACGCGCCAGAATCGACCTCGCCGCTCGGCGCGGAGTCCGTCATGGAAGCTCCGGGCCGCAACCTCGGCCTCGGCGATTTGCTGGTGGCCGGCGTGCAGAACGTCGCGCGTCACATGGGCGTGAACAAGTTCCTGCAGTCCGACCTGTACCAGAACATGATCGGCGGCCGCGAGGGCGGTCCGCATCTCGCAGAGCACGACACGAACCCGAACGCGTTCCCGCCGGTTGCTCCGGCGAACGTCGGCCCGCCGCGTCCGCCGGCTCCGGTCCCGCGTCCCGGCGTCGATTTCGCAGGCGAACTCGGCCTTGCGCCGGATGCGCCGTACGAGACTCTGCCGGGCGGCGTCGGCGCACCGCGCAATGGTCGCAACCTCGCGGATGACGGCGGCCTGCGCCTCGTGGAAGACACGACTCCGGCCGGCGTCGCGCCGAACGCGCTCCGCAACGGCCCCGACGAAATCAATTTCGAGGCGGTCAACCCGGAAGACGTAGGCCCGTACCGCGTCAACACCGACCTGAATTTCAGCGACGCGCGCCCGGTCTCCGGCGTGCAACGCGGCGCTGCGCTCGATACCGGCGACTTGGAACTGCTCCCGGACGCCCCGACCGGCCCGCAGGACGTGATGCCCCCGAAACCGGCCAACAAGCCGCGCCAGGGCGGCGCTCCGAAAGAGCCGCGTCCGAAGCCTGCCCCGAAGGCACCCCAGGCTGCCGCGCAGCCCCCCGAAGGTCTGAGCGAGCTTGGCGCGATGATCGACCAAATGCTGAGCACGAAGCGCGCCACGGCCCAGCAACAGCCGACCGCCAAGCCGTACTACACGGCTGCCGAGTCGCCGCCCCCGCTGCCGAAGCGCGCGGGCGACCGCCCGCCGCCGACGGAGTCCATCCTGGAACACATGCAGCGTGTCACCGGAAAAGAGCTGCCGATGGACTTCGCGAAGCAGCTCGGTCTGGCGGACGACGCCGGCCCGAAAGAGGCATTCGCTGACCGGTATCTTGTGCCGGGCTCGAAGCGTGTCGGTGTGTCGCCAAAAGAGGGCTACATCGCGTACGAGACGAAGAACGGCCGCCGGCAGATCAACGACGCGTACGTCGCAGAGAGTGCGCGCGGTAAGGGCCTCGGCCAGAAAAACCTGATGAAGCTGGCCAAAGAAGCCGCGGATGCCGGCGAGCCGCTCGATTCCGATTTCTCCATTACGCCAGCACAAGCTCGCGTCTACATCAGCGCCAAAAAGAAAGGGCTGATTGACTTCGACATCACGGACAAAGAAGCTTGGGACGAGGCACTCAAAGAGGGTACCATCGCCAAGGCCGGCGGCTCGCCGGTGATTCGAAACATCCGTCTCGTCGAGACTGCAGACGCGGAGTAGACCGTGGCAAAGCAAAAGGTCCGTCTAGCGGACAACATCGCCCGGGTCATTTTCATTGACCCGGATGCGACGAAGGGCGCAACGCTCGACCGCAATCTGTTCATGGCGAACGGAGCCGTTGCGACACCGGCGTTATTGCGCACGTATCTCGGGATCGGCAGCGGCGGCACGCTCAAGCACAGTGAGCTGCAAGGGTTGCAGCTAGGCGACGATCATCCGCAGTACACGATGTGGTACGCGCGCGAAACGATCAAAGGCCAGTGGGATTTCCAGACGGCTGTGTGGGGTGCGAACGGCGCAGCAGCGACGCCGGAGTTCACGTTCACCAGTGACATCGACACCGGCATCTATCGCGTGGCCGCGAACGATCTCGGCATCTCGACAAACGGCGTACTCCGCTGGGATGTGAGCACAACGCTCGTCGATCAGACGCTGCCGTTGCGCATCAAAAGCAACAGCGGCTTGCTCGTGCAGAACCAGGGCACCGGCGGCACTGGCGGTATCGAGCTGCTGTCGATCAACGGATTCGACCCTTCGCAGGAGTGCGGCAACCAGCTAGCGTTTTGGGAAGACGGCATCCGCAAGTTCGGCTTCCGCTTCCGCCACGAAGGAGATGTCAACCTAACCGGCGATTTCATCGTCTACAGGCACGACAACGACACCATTGGCGTACCTGTGTTCGGCTTCGCACGCAGCGCGAGCCAAGTGTGGTTCGCTGACGGCACGCAGGCCGCTCCGACTATCTCGTTCTTCAGTGACACCGATTTGGGCATTTACCGTTCGGCGTCCGACACTCTCGGCTTCTCCATCGGGAACAATCTGCGCGTGTCGTTCTCGACTACTGCGCTGACGAGCACGATCCCGGGTCGCTTCGGCACCGGCAGCAACACCGCTCCATCGTATTCGTTCAGCGGTGACACCAACACGGGCATGTACAACCCGTCGGCAAACACACTGAACTTCGCGACCGACGGAACGTCGCGCGTGTCTATCACCACAGCCGACCTCATCACAACGCTACCAGTTCATGCGTTAGACGGAGTCGTCGGCACTCCGGCGTACTCGTTCACCAGCGATCCCGATACGGGATTTTACAGCTCGGCCGCCAACACGATGGCGCTTGCTGCTGCAGGCGGCCTCGTGGCGTCGTGGTCTACGACGATCCACACGAGCGCGGTTGTGTGGCAAGGCCCGAACGGCTCCAACGGCACGCCGGCCGTGTCGTTCTCGTCCGATCCGGACACAGGCGTCTACCGCGTGGGCGCAGACGTGCTCGGCTTCGCGACAGCCGGCGCAGAACGCTTTCGCGTTGGTGCTACCGGCGAGCTTGGCATCGGCGGTGGGAACTTCGGCACGAGCGGCCAAGTGTTCACGTCGCAGGGTAGCGGCGCTCCGCCCGTATGGGCCGACGCTAGCGGCGGTGGCGGAGGCGGCGCAACTGCGCTCGTCTACGTCAACACGACTATTCCGGCCGGCAACACCGTTGCCAACACAACGACGGAGACGGCGTTCGCGTCTACGTTCGACATCCCGGCGAACAGCCTCGCCGTCGGCTCCGTTATTCGGATCAAGTTGCTCGGTCGGTTCAGCACGACAGGCACTCCGACGCTGCGTCTACGCATCAAGCTCGACGCGACGACGTACATCGACACGACGGCGGTCACGACGGTCACAGCGACGAACTTCGGTTTCGTCACTGATGCGCAGCTCGTCGTTACGGCAATCGGCGCATCCGGCACCATCGACGCACAGGCGTTGACGGAGCTGGGCACGGCCGCGACGACCGGGCAGGTCGTTAACTCCGTGAACACCGCGGGCATCACGACGGACACGACACAGGCGCTCAGCGTCACAGTCACCGCGCAGTGGAGCGCAGCGTCAGCGTCTAACACCGTAACGCTGCATCAAATGGCGATTTGGATGGAAGAAGCCGACGACCCGAATCCTCCGGAAGTGCAGATTTTCACGTCCGGCGGAACTTGGACGAAGCCCAGCGGCGCGCAAGCCGTCGAGGTTATCTGCATTGGCGCGGGCGGCGGTGGCGCATCCGGTCGTCGCAGCGCCGCGAACACTACGCGCGCAGGCGGCGGTGGCGGCGGCAGCGGCGGGCTCTCGCGCTTCATTTTCGAGGCGTCTGCGCTCGGAGCAACAGAGACTGTTACGGTCGGCACCGGCGGCGCGGGCGGCGCGGCGCGCACCACGGACACGACAGACGGCGCGGTCGGCACCGGCGGCGGCTTGTCGTCTTTCGGTGTGTGGCTCCAGGCGACCGGCGGTGGCGGCGGACAAGCCGGCACCGGCAACACGTGCCCCGGCGGAACGGCCGGCACCGGTCTTACTTCTGACGGCGCGGCCGGCGGCACCGGCGGCACCACGACGACCGGCACGAGCGGCAGCCAAGCTCGTTTCTCGGCTGGCGCGGGCGGCGGCGGCCACGGCATCTCCAGCGCGAACAACGCTGGCGGTGGCCTCAATGCGGGCGGCGCTCAGCCGACGTTCTACGCCGGCACGGTCGCGGGCGGCACCGCAGGCGCTGTAAACGGCGGCGCAGGCGGCGCTGGCAACGCACTGGGCAGCGGGCTCCCCGGCACAGGCGGAGGCGGTGGTGGCGGCGGTAATCCGGCTGGTGGTGTTGGCGGCACGGGCGGCGCGGGCGGCAACTACGGCGCAGGCGGCGGTGGCGGTGGCGCATCGCTGAACGGCAGCAATTCTGGAGCGGGCGGCGCGGGGTCTGGCGGGCTCGTTGTGGTCATAACGCATCGGTAGTTCCGGGAACTATTGCGCATGTAGGCTGAGCTTGATAGCCTCGCAGCGTCTTTTCCCACACCAACGTAACGGAGGAATTGAAATGCAGCCAAAATTCGACACACAAGACGCCAAGAACCTGATTGCGCTCGCGCAGAACGCGCCGCTGCGCAATCTGCAGGAAGCCTCGCAGGTCTCCGACCTGCTGCAGCGCTTCAGTGCGTGGTTCGAAGCAGCCAGCAAGCCCGCTCCGGCACCGCGCGCCGCGCGTAAGGGCACTAAGGCTACCCCCGATGTGAAGCCGGAGGACGTTACGGCATGATCTCACGGACGCTCGAAGTGATTGCTCAGGAGGCGCATGACCGCGTCGGCCAAGCTTTGCTCGGCACGGCAGGAGGTTCGTTCGTTTTGGGCATGAGCATCGAGACCGTGAACAAGTACTTGCAGGCCGGCGCATTCATCGTCTCGATGATCGCCGGCCTGTGTGCCGCCGTCTACTACGTCGTCAGCGTCATCAGGAATCGCTCGAAATGAAAGTATCCGCAGCGGGCCTTGATTGCATCAAAGGCCACGAAGGGTTGCGCCTGAAGGCGTACCTCGACACCGGCGGCGTGTGGACCATCGGTTACGGCCACACGGCTGGTGTGAAAGAGGGCGACACCTGCACACCGGAGCAGGCGTATGCGTGGCTCGACGAAGACGCCGACATCGCGGAGCGCGCAATCAACCAGCTCGTCAAAGTTCCGCTCACGCAAAACCAGTTCGACGCCTTGGTGAGCTTCGTCTACAACATCGGTCGGCCGGAGTTCTTCACGTCCACGCTGTTGCGCAAGCTCAACGCGGGCGACTACACCGGCGCGGCCGGGCAGTTCGGCCGTTGGATATACGACAACGGCAAGATCATCAACGGCCTCGTACTCCGCCGCTCTGACGAGCGCGACCTGTTCGTGACCGGCATAGGAGACTGACATGGCATTCCCGCTCTCTGCTGTTTTCGATCTCGGCGGCAAACTCATCGACCGACTGTGGCCGGACCCCGCGAAGGCCGGCGAAGCCAAGTTCAAGCTTATGGAGATGGCGCAGAACGGCCAGCTCGCGCAGCTCGCTTCCGACACGAAGCTCGCCGAAGGCCAAATGGAAATCAACAAGGTCGAAGCTGCGAACCCGTCGCTGTGGGTCTCCGGTTGGCGGCCCGGCATGGGGTGGGCCTGCGTGTTGATATTTGTCGCGAACTACATCGGCGTCCCGCTCCTGGCGTGGCTCTCGACGATGTTCGACATTCCGCCGCCCCCGCGCCTCGACATCGCGGAAGTGCTCCCTGTGCTTCTTGGTATGCTCGGCCTCGGTGCGATGCGCACGAGCGAGAAAATCAAGAGCGTCGCGTCCGTCTAATCCCGAAAAGGAATACATGACTCAGCAGTATCCGTGCCCGAATTGCGGCAAGCCGATGGTGCGCAACTCAAAGGCTCAAAGCGGCAAACAACGTTGGGTGTGCAAGCGCTACGACAGAGGCGACAGCCGCGGAACGTACTGTTACTCAACCACCAACCCTGCCGGCGCAAAGACGGATCGCGCCGGCCGGCGCTCGAAGAAAGAGCCGGTGTTCCGACGCTCACTGGAGGGCACGGAGAGGTTCCTGGTTACGGCCGCGCAGAACGCGACACCCGCGCACGAGGGTTTCATGCGCTCGCTCCAGCAAGCGTCTAAAGCGCTCGACGCGGAAATCCTGGTCATCCCCATCAGGTACAAGAACCCGACGAGCGATTGGTCGGAAAGCCAGAAGAACGATGAGGTATGGTCGTCGGAGGTCAGCGATTATCTCTACAACGTGCGCCGCAACCTGAACCCGAATCTAATCCTCATGGGCGACATCAAGACGCAGCCGACCGCGTCAGCGCCGCTCACCGGATTCGACGGCATAACTGGTGGCAGCTCCGGCATCTTCGGGCACACCAAGTTGCAGCTGCGCACCGTGCCTACGCCGCAAGGTCGTCTGCCAAAGATCCTGACGACGACTGGCGCATGCACGGTGCCGAATTACACCGACAGCCGCGCCGGCAAGCTCGGCGAATTCCACCACACGCTCGGCGCTGTGATGGTGGAGACCCGCGGCAAGGAATTCCACCTACGGCAGATCAACGCCGACAAGAGCGGCGCGTTCATCGACTTGGACAAGTGGTATACGCCGGACAGCGTGCAGAACGCACCGCCGGCACTCGCGCTGTCCATGGGCGACACGCATGTGCGTGCCGTGGACCCGCAAGTCGTCGAGGCGACCTTCGGTCGGCTCGGCATTGTGGAAGTGCTGGACCCGCAGGTTCTCGCGTGGCACGACCTGTTAGACGGCGAGAGCATCAATCACCATCACCGCGGCAACCCGTTCCTCGCTGCGCACAAACGAGCGTTCAACCTGGACGACGCGGAGCGCGAGGTTCAGGAAGCTATCGAGTTTCTCGGGAAGTACACGAAGGGACGCAAGTCCATCGTCGTGCCGTCTAACCATGACGACTTCCTGCAGCGTTGGTTGATGAGCGCCGATTGGAGGCAGGACCCAACCAACGCCGAGTTCTACCTGGAATCGGCGCTCGCCATGGTGCGGCAAGCGAAGCAGCGCGGCGCTGACGCAGAGCGCCTCAACGCGTTCACGTATTGGGTACAGCGGCTGCTGAAAGGGCGGGGCGATATTCGGTGTCTGCAGAACGACGAGTCTTACAACGTCGGCGGCGTCGAGCTGAGCATGCACGGCGACCGCGGCCCGAACGGCGCTCGCGGCAGCATCAAGAATCTGCGCCGCATCGGCGTGAAGTCGATCATTGGTCACTCGCACAGTCCCGGCATCGACGAGGGCGCGTACCAGAACGGCACGAGCACGCGTCTGCGCCTCGGCTACAACGTCGGACCGTCGTCGTGGTTGAACGCGCACACGGTCGTCTACGCGAACGGCAAACGCTCGCTCATCAACATCATTGACGGGAAGTGGAGGCTGGAATGAGCACGTGGCTGCAGGCTGCAGCTGTGTTCACCGCGGTCGCGGTGGCAGACTTCGCATGGACGAAGTACATGATGCACGCGGCGGCCAAACACCCGCATCGTGCGGCGCTGTGGAACAGCGTCATTATCGCGCTCGGCTCCGTGAGCGTCGTATCGTACACGGAGAACCACTGGATGCTTATTCCTGCGCTGCTTGGCGCATATGTGGGGACCTATGTCGCCGTACGTCGGGGATGATCCGCAGAAGCAGGCTGTCTATCACATGGAAGACGACGATTTGCGCGGCCACTGCCGCCATCGTCTAAGCCTGCGGCTGCTTCGCAGATACGCGAACGAGCTGTGCGCTATGTACGAAGTGCCCGACGTGTCGATCAGCGTTTACGAGAACGGGTTGGGAGGGTCGTGTCTTGACGGCAAGATTCAGCTCGATCCGAAGTGCGGGATGAACGGTCTAACGCTCGCGCACGAACTGGCGCATCACATTTGCGACGTGAAGTATCCGCGAGCGCAGAAGCACGGACCGATGTTTGCGTCCGTGTATGGCTGTCTGTTGAGCAGTCTTCGTCTTGTGCCGTTGCCGGGCTTCAGAGCTATCTGCAGGAAGCACGGCGTCCGGATCGCCCGGACGTGGCCGTTACCTCTGGAAAGCCCGAAAGCCCGGCTCCCTGTCCGGCCGCCCGCAGAATCCTGACCCGCGCCGGTGCGGGAACCAGTACGAATCACACCAGCAGGGCGGGCCTAGACGCTGTCGTTGTTTTAGACGGCGGCGCAGCTTCCGTTGCTGCGCCGCCGTTCGGTACCTAACGACTCTCAACCGCTGCCGCCGAGGCTGTAGCCGCCGTGCTCATCGTCCGCCGCCAGCTCTGTGTCCAGCAGCCTGCGCTGCATGGCCGCCACGCGGCGTTCTTCGATGACCTGCTCCGTCGCATCGACCTGACGCGGCACAGCATGTGCGGCCTCTGCGCGCTTCTCAGCGGCATTCGCCTCCCAGGAGGCCATGGCCCGCGCGTACGGGTCGAACGGTGGTTGGCCGAACACCAACGGTTGCGGCCCGTGGCCTATCGGGATCAGCGCGCCCGGCCCGATATCCGCCGGGTTGAACTTGCCGTCGTGCGGCACGATGCTGAACTGCGGGGCAGGCAGCCGCGCGCCGGGTGCTAGCGGAGCACCGCAATACTTCTCGCGGAACTCTTGCGACGCCGCCAGCGAACGCCACGCGCGAGCGTCCAGCTCGTCGAGCGCCAACTGGATAAGCTCCGCGCGGACCTTGCCGTCCGTCGTGTCGATCATGCCGGCCGGAGTACCGAGGCGCTCCAGGGCGGCGAGCACATCAGCGAGGTCTGTGCCGTGGCGTTCGATGCACTCTTCGTGGTCGGCCGACTTTGCGCGCGACCAGTGCATCGGCTGACCGGGGTTGTGCTTGTCGTTGTTCTTTTTAGACCAACGCGCGACGCCGGCCAGTGCCGCCGGGAAGTAGTCGCGGCAACCCGCCGCCATCGGCACGTCTTTGCGTGCGTTCGAATCAACTGGGAGTGTGTACTTCATTCCGCGTCTCCTACGAGCTTCGAATAACGAACCAGAAACAGGCTCTGCGCTGTCACCGGGTCCAAGAACTGTGGTTTGAACCGTCCCGCAAGGCGCATCGCTTCTGGACGGAACTCGATGATGGGCTCCCACAGCGCGCCGGCACCGCGCGACGGCAACAGCAGTGCCGCCTCGATGAACAAGGCTGTCATGTCGGCCTTGGCGCACGCCTGCGTCTTGCGCGGCGCGAGACGGTAGTGCTTGCGCATCGCTTCCTCGACGCGAGCGTCCATGGCTGACAGGTCGGGCAGGACGTGCTTGTACGGAGACGGCACATCGGGCAAGTACGCTTCCGACGCGTCGTGCAGCAACCCCTCTAACGGGTCGCCGCCGTACTCTTCCTGCATCAGCTTTGACACGAGCAACGAGTGCTCTGCGACGCTGTAATAGCGTGAGCACTGCCCGTTGAAGCGACACTTTCTGCTGAGACCGCCCGCGATGTCCTCGATATTGAACGTCGGCGCGAGCGGGTTGAAAGACGAATTCTGCGTTTCGATGGTGCAGTGTTCGTCGTAGTACATCTCTGAACCAGACTTCATGCAATCCTCCGTTAAGGTATATGACTTCGATCCCACACCAGCCAATCCTTGTCCGTGACTGGCTTCGGGGTCGGTCTTCGCTCGCGACGAATGTAGTAGAGCATCATTGAAATCCACAGCGTGTTCGCGAGCACGATTACCACGCCGCCCGCAAAAGACAGCCACTGGTCTAAATGCGGATAGTAGTACAAGTTCCACCAGCCCCAAGCCGTGAAGAACGCCGTTGCGGCCCACGACGCTCCGCGAACTTGCTTATCTTTGTAGAGCTGTCTGCAGTGCGCGAGGATCGCGACACCGCCGAACAGCTCGAAAGCGCCGTTGACGAAGTCTTGCGGCGTCATCAGAAGCGCACCGGCTCAGCGCCTTCGACAACCTGCCAACGCAACACGCAGCCGTTCACGCCGGGCGCGGGCACGCAGTGGACAACGCCCCACGTGTCGAGGATTCGATGCGTCGTGCCGCCGTCGCGAAAATACAGCTCTTTCGGAGCCAATATGCGATAGACGCGCCCGCCGAAATCGTACTCGCGCCAAACCTCGTCCGTCAAAAAGCCACGGAAACTTGCTTTCTCTGTCATGCTGCTCTCCTGTCGAAAATTCCGCGCGACGCCTTCATTGACTGCATCAGCAGGTCCTGAATATCACGCTTCGTCTTGTGCCTCTCCAGCACCGTCTCGTCTACGGTGTCCTCTGCGATCAGGTCGTACACCAGCACCGGGCGCTTGTGCCCGGATTGCGCTTGGCGCGTCGGCCCGATGCGTTCAAGCATCTGCATTCTCTCTTCGAGGTTCCAGTCATGCCCAAATCGGATGAGCACGTTCGTCACGTCCTGTAGACCGTCTACACCGTGGCCGACCGACTTCGGGTGGGCGAGGCCGATGCGCGCCTGTCCAGCCTTGAAGCGCTTCATACCGGATTTCTCGCTGAGCACCGCGACCTCGTCGCCGAAGTGTTTCAGGATGCGGTCTTTGTCGCTGACGAAGTTGTACGCGACGAGCACCGGTCCGGCCGTCTCGTTGACGATGGACTCCAGGGCTTCGATTTTCTCGTCGTGGATATGCTGCACGTATTTCACTGGTGGCTGTGCCGTGTCGTCTCGGACGATGACCGCGCCGTTCGCGAGCTGCAGACACTTCATGGTGAGCGCCGCAGCGTTGAACGCTTCGATGTCCGGGCCTTCGCCTTCGAGTTCATGGAACATCTGCGATTCGAGGTCCTTATAGATCGCGCGGGCCTTCGGCGGCAAGTGGATTTTAACAGTTGTCGTCTGCGGTTGTTCCAACTCGAACCAGTCTGCCGGGTCTAACGACATTGTCACATCCTGCAGCCGGCCGATGATTTCGTCGTTCGAGTGCTTGAACGCTTTCAGCCGACCGAAGTGCGCTTGGCCGTTCTGCGCCTCGCGGTAGAACCAACGCTCTATGAAAGCTGCGAACGTGACGCCGAGGCGCTTGCCTTGGTCGATGAACCACTGCTGCCCCCACAGGTCCATTAGACCGTTCGGGGACGGAGTGCCGGTGAGGTTCACGAAGCGATCAACGCTCGGCAACCACGCGACTTTGCCCAGCATGCCGGCGCGACGGCCGCCCTGCTTTATCCGGAAGCTCTTGAGCTTCGTTGACTCGTCAGCGACGATCATCTGGAACGGCCATTTCTCTTTGTAGTAGGCCACCAGCCACGGGATCTGCTCGTAATTCGCGGTGTAGACGGACGCGTCTTTACGCACGGCGGCGAGGCGCTCTTTCTCCGTGCCGACAATTGGCGACGTGATGAGATGCGAGAGATTCGACCACTTCCGCGCCTCGTCGCTCCACACGTCGCGCGCGACGCGCAACGGGCCGAGGACCAGGATCGGGCGCTGAAGCTCGCTGGTCAGATACATGATGTCTACAGCGTTCAGCACCGTCGTTGTCTTGCCCATGCCCGGCGGAGCCCAAAGGTTGCAGCGCGGATTTCGGATGAGGAAATCCACGCATGCAGGTTGGTACTCTCTCGGGACCCAAAGCTTAGACACGTTCGGTCACTCCTAGTTGTTCACAGCCGGCGATGTACTGGTCCACCAGCTCTTTCGTGTTGATGACGTAGACGAAAACGTTGCGCTGTGCGCGGCGACGGTGGTCCCGCGCCTGCTGCGGCGTCGGCCCTTTCTTTGGGGCTTTCGTCTCGACGAGATGCATGACGCCGCGCGGCCATGTGATTAGACGATCCGGCACGCCGTTCAGCCCCGGCGAGACGTGCTTTTCGCACAGCCCGCCGCGCAGTTCGACCTGCTCGGTCAGATAGCTCTCTACGATGATTTCTCTCACAACAGCACCATGCGCGCGATTATTTCAAGAACACAGAGCGCGATGGTGGCATACGAGATAAGAACGAACTTGCGTTGGTAAGTCATGGATAGATCCCCTGCATTGGGTCGAACGTTGCTGTCGCGGCCTTCGCGTTGTCCTGCTTCCGGCGCTCGATAAGCTCTTGCGCCATCAGCCGCGCCTCGCGCGTATACGCAATGCCTTTCTTGGCGATTTGTTCCAGGTCTTTATCGCTGAGGCGCTCGCTCATGCCGCCACCACGCACATGATGGTGACGATGACGGCGAACGCAGCAAGCACGACAATTGCGACTTTGAAGAACGGGGTGACGCAGTCTATGGCGTCTAATGCGGCCTGCGCAGCGCGAACTGCTCTTTCGTTGTGGTCCATTAATCCTTCCTGTATCGGTAGGTTTCGAAGCCCTTCGCGGCGAGCGGAAGCCCGACGTTCCAGGGGTCATTCGTGGCGAGGATCTTGCTCAGCTCCATGTGGTTGAAGCGCGGCTCGTCTTTCGTCTCCGCGACCAGCTCGTCGTGAACTGTGAGGACGAGAGGATAGCCCGCCTGCTCGGCGCGCACCATACCCCACGCCATCTTGTCGCGGCTGCTGGCTTGGTCGATGTTTTCGACGATCTTGCCGCCGTAGGTGTACACGCGCTGCCACGACTTCGTGTAGACGCTCACGGCTGCGTAATGGATGGCGTTGCCGTCTATCTTGGGGTCGGGGTAGCTCAGGTACCGACCGCTCGGCAGACGAATTCTGAGCCAGTTTCCGCGGCGGTCGAAAACCATCTTGCCGCCGCTTACCGGGAACTCTACGCCGGGGTTCAGGATCGCATGGCGCGCGGCCACTTCGCACGCCTCCCACAGCGTAACAGTGTTAGGGTGCGCGTTCCGCCACAGCCAAGTCAACGCTGTGCAGACGACCCACACTTCGCGGCGCAACCCGAGGGTCTTGCGCTTCGACACGGCACGCGCCCACGCGGCCTCAGCCTCGCGCAGCGTCGCGGCGGGGATGGTTTCCCACGCCTTTGCGGCAAGCTCGTCCAGGTCGATGCCGTACGTCGCCACCATGGACACGAACGCGCCGACTCCACCCTGGTAGCCGAGAGCGAGTTCCATGACCTTGCCGATTTGCCGCTGGTCGTCGGTCACATCCTCCGGTCTAATGCCGAATGCGCGAGCGTAGGCGATGCGGTAGAGGTCCGCTCCGATGCCGGCGTCGAACTTGCGGAACGCTTCAAGTTTCCATTCCTCGTCCGCGAGCCAAGCGAGCTTGCGCCCTTCGATGTTCGCGAGGTCGGAGATAACGAGCTTCTTGCCCTTCGGCGCGATGATGACGCCGCGCATGGCGTTGGCGGCGAGCCCCATCACGTTCGAGAACAGTAGGTCGGCGTCGTGGCGCTTGAGCGCGGCGATACCGGTCTCTAGGTACTCGATAATGTGCGACTTCTTGACCGACTTTAGGTCGGGCAGGTTGAAGTGTTCGCGCACCAGCTCCGTGACGAGGCGCATGAGATTCTGCGGCTGAAAGATGCGGCCGCCCCAGCGGCCCGTGCGGTTCGCCGCGGCGAACTGCAGCGTACCGTACAGCCGGCCGCCGACTTCGGTCTCGGCGACTCGCTTGTATTTGCTCGTGCTCGACTTCGACGCCATTAGACGGATGCGCAGGAGTTCCTTCACAAACTCCGGCAGCTCCGGGTCGTCGAGTCGGTCTTCGATAGTCTTCGCTTTCAGGTCCGGCAGCGCGACGCCGTACTCGGTCAGCAGGAACTGCAGCAGCTTGTTCCGCTGCGTTGTGGACTCGACGGCACCGTTCGTAAGTTCCTCGGTGCGCTGCGCCAGCTCGTGCTTCGCGTTCGTCGTCATGAAAATGGCGGCGTGCGCCAGCTCCACGTCTACGGCAAAGCCGCGCGAGTTGATCGTCTGGTCGAGATGCCACAGGTCGCGCTCGAACGGTGTGCTGTTCCACTTCGGGCACGCCTTCGACACCGCGCGCATGGCGACGATGTCTAGCGTCGCGTATTGGAGGAACTCGCGCCATTCCGTAGGGTGCGTGTCGCGCCCGTTGCGTACTTTCTTCTTGCCCTGCGGTTTGCAGAACAGGTTCATGTACTTCTTGCCGTCCATTTTGGACGACTCTTGTGGGATCTGAAAAATCTTGCACGCGAGCCCCAGTGAGCCCGGCAGGCCGTGGCTCAGCAGTTGCGCCATAACGCAACGCCACTTCGACAGTGGTGCGAACTCTCGCGGCCACCAGTCAGTGTGCTCAAGCAGTGTGCGGTCGAAATACGCGTTGTGGGCGAGAATGCGGTCGCACAGCATGACCGATTCATAGAGTGAGGACGGCATCGGCCGACCGCTGGTCACGTCCCAGCAGTGAGCTTCGCCGTCGTCTACTGCCCACGTGACGATCATCACGTCGGCCATAGTCGCGTATCGCGCCGTGCCGTTGCGCAGCGCGATAGGCGAATACGTCTCTGTGTCGATCCACAGGTCCAAGACGGACTCCTAGCGGGGGCGGAGCGGGATGACGCCAGCCGGCACGACTTCGATGCGCGGTGCGTTCTCGGCGGTCGGGGTGAGAGCCTGAATCAACGCGCTGCTGAACGCCTGCGCGACCTGTGCCGGCGTGGCCTTCTCTGCCCGCAGAATGATCTCCGTCAGCGCCGCAGCATTGCCAAGCAGTGAGTTGACGACAAGGCGAGGGTCCGCGACTTGGATAAGGGTATTGATGACGCTGGCGATACGCTCGTCCAGCACGGCCGGGTCGTTCATGTTCTCCCCGGTGTTGGTTTCGATGTTCATGGTGTGCTCCTGGAATTCTGGTGTGGCTGGAAGTTGAGCGGCGGGCAAGTATTAGACGAGCCCGCCGCTCCAGTGCATCCCTGCACCTGGACTAAAGACAGCCCGATCAGGCCATCACGTCCTCTTCCTCGGTTGCGTCAAGCTTCTGGAACTCGTCGTCCGTCGCCGCGCCGCCGCCGGAGAAGCGCTCGTCGTCGGAGAAGAACTGGACACCGCGCAGCGTCGCGTTGATACGCTTGCCGAACTGGTTGTCCTGAGTCCAGATTTCCAGCAGCGCGATGACACGACAGCCGGAGTAGACGATGCCCGACTCCTGCGTGATGTCGTTCGCGTTGCGGTCCACGACGCGCGGCTTCGTCTGGTTGCGCGCCGACACGTAGAGGTT